GTCCCGTGCGAGGATGATGTCATCAACCCAACTTCTACTGCCGTCTTTACGTTTGCGATGAAGGCTCCAAAGGGAACAATGACCACGGAGGAACTTCGCGCACTTGACCATCTTGATCTGTGGAAAACTTATCAAGAGCACTTCTGCCATCACAAGCCATCAATCACTGTCAACTACAAGGACTCTGAATTCCTTGAAGTCGGTAACTGGCTCTGGGAAAACTTTGATGTCGCAACAGGCATCTCGTTCCTTCCCGGTGGTGACAGTCACACCTACGCTCAGGCACCCTTTGAGCAGATTGATTCTGCAACCTATTCAGCACATCCTAAAGTTAAAGTTAACTTTAAAGACTTGTCTAAATACGAGGCAGAAGACAATACTGAATCCGCAAAGGAATATGCTTGTAGTGCAGGCGGATGTCAGATAGTCTGATTCACTTTCCTCTGTAGCTCAGCTGGTAGAGCAGAGAGCTGTTAACTCTCGGGTCACTGGTTCAAATCCAGTCGGAGGAGCATAAAATAAAAAATTCCACCCCACAAGGGTGGAATTTTTACATAAATATTTTAGGCAGAGGTGGTGGGTATTCCACGCAGTCCTTTTGGAATGGTCGAAGTATATTTCATCAGACTGCTAAGGAACCACCACTTCTGACCAAGGTATAAATATATATGTTCCATATGTTAATCGGCATTGATTACTCTATAACCTGCCCCTGCCTTTGTCTTTATGATGAACGTAGGGAATTTAAATTTGAAAATTGTTTCTTTTATTATTTGACCAATACAAAGAAATATGCTGATAAAATTGCTCCAAATATTACCGGGGAATCTTTTCAGGAATATCATATTGATGTGGACAGATTTGACAGCATATCTGACTGGGCCATCAATCTTTGTATTGGGGCCTCAGAGGTTGCCGTAGAAGGCTATTCTTTTGGGTCTAAAGGCCGTGTATTCAATTTGGCAGAGAACATGGGGATTCTGAAGCACAAGCTGTACAAACAGGCTATACCGGTCACTATAGTCGAACCTTCCAAAGTTAAAAAATGTGCCACTGGGAAGGGAAATTCGGACAAACTTGCAATGTACGAAGCCTTCAAAAATGAAACAAAGACCGATCTATTAACGGTCTTTGGTCAAAAAACTTTGAGTAATCCTGTTACGGATGTTATTGACAGTTTTTATATTTTAAAATCTTTAGTAAATAGTAAAATTTAAAGAACACTGCCATTTCTAAAATCTGAAGATCTATCCAATCTTTCATGGAATCTCTTTGGAACTTGGCCACTTGTTTTAATTCTATCAATAACTTCTTTCCATGCACTGCCATTTACTTTGGCGGGAGACATTGTAGAATTAGAGTGAACACCATTTGCTTGTGCAGACCAATTCTTTTGAATTTTCTTCTTCTTGCATTTGGGGCATGGCTTCTTCATAGGAAGATCATGATCTTTCATCAAATGAGTTTCTTCAAAAGAATGTTCACAGTTTTCACAAATGTAAGAATAATTAGGCATATTTGTCTCTCTTAAAACTAATTAGCATGTGTTCAAAAAGGAATCCATAACTTGGTTCCTTTGGTTTATTTCTTAAAGGCATCTTGGCATCCTTTGGATTTCGATTGCCTTTTTTCAGATTACAATCTTTGCATGCTGCCACCATGTTAGTCCATGTAGACCCACCACCCTTTGAGCGGGGAGTTACATGGTCAATCGTTGCAGTCTTATCGCAAAGTTCAATACCGCAATATTGACAGCAATAACTGTCTCTTCTCAAAATATTTTTACGAGATGCTGCTGCCTTCTTATATGGCAACTTTACATAATATTTTAAAATTAAAACTTTAGGAATCTTGACAATCTTTGAAACAGATACAACTTCATAGCATTCGGCTGAAGTTTCATCTCCGTACACTTTGTCACGACTTAATAGTTTGAAAGCTTTACCAATAGTGATAATATTGAGTGGGCTATTATCTTGGTTTAACAGGAGTACCTGTTTCTTCATACCTTTTAAGTATTTATGTAAATCTAAATATTTCATAGCCATGGATAATATTAAAGATAGACAATTTTATTGGGAAGTCAAGCAATTCTTCAACGGAAAGCCTGAAAACAATGTTCCTCCACAACCAAAGCCTTCTTTGAAGGATGCAGTATCTGGAGTGTTAAAAGAAAACAATCCATACAAACAAACAAACTTTAGCAATAACCAAACTTCTGTGAATGCTGCTCAAAATGCCATTCAGGGTCTTGGTGCTATGGATGCAGCAAACAAGCCATCATGTGTTGCATATACAAAGAATGCAATTAAGAATCCATTCAATTTAAATGAAGGATTCTGGGACATTGCTGGTGGTCTAAAAAAGAAAATAGATGACTATACTGGTAAAACAGAAAGAGATGCAGCCGAAGCAAAGGCTAATAGTGATGCAACAGAACAGAGATTGAATGCAGAAGATGCAAGAAAAAAAGAAATATATCAAGCGGCAAATGATAGAGATAAAGCATTTGCTGGTCGATGGGATGCAGTTAATACAGTAGGAAAAACAATTGCTAGAGTAATGAATTTGGCAAATAGTGGTACCATGTCGGTGGAGGCAAATCAAAACTATGCTAAAAATCCTATTACTGGAGGTTTAGCTGGATATGAAAATAACCCAAATCAAAAAGGTGGATTGGTAGGATTTTCAAACTCAATGAAACAGCAAAATGCTTCTTTAAATCCAATAGCATCTGCCCAAACAACCACAGCACCTGTAGTTTCTTCTCAAACTCCAGTTCAAACACAAACACCAAAGCCTGCTTCTGCGCCAGCACCAGTTCAAGGTCAATCACAGACACCTCCGGTTCAAACCAAGGCACCAGTTCAACCTGTTACGGGGCAACCACAATCAATGCCAGCTAAAAATCAACCAACTGCATCACCAGCACCACAGCGTGGTCCAGGTGGAGGAATCATTGCGCCACCAGTTGCATTGGATAAAGCAAGTGAAAATCCCGAAACATATAAAGGTATGGATGATAGGAGAGCCGTAGGACAAGTTCCTATGGGAGGTGAAGTAGTTGGACCCAATGGAATTCAAAAACAAAACTCTACAGTCTCTCCATATGTTCAATCTCTACAAAATGCAATTAGAAAGTCATCTCCACAAAATAATCAATTTACTCCGTCGGCGGGTCAATATAGAAATAGAAATAGAGGAAGTTCCAATATGGGAATGGCTACCAGACCAAATCGCCCAGAAGCAATGACTCTTCAATCTGCCATGGCTCAACAAAATCAACAAGCCACCAGAAATACATTGGGACAAATGGGTGCTGTTCAAGGTGCATCTAACTCTTCATCTGGATTCCAAGGTTCTGTTTTACCTCCTGCGGGACAACTTACTAGTATGGGAACCCAAAAGGAAAATGAATTTAAATATGCCAGAGGATCACGTTTAGCCTGAGGAAATCATTATGCTAAAAAATATACTAGTAGAAAAAATTCTCTGCGAACGTTATCAAACTAAACTAGAAAAAGATTGTGGTTGTATAAAACTAAATGAAGAAGATAAAAAATCTAGCGTTATTCCTGATTTTACAGATCTTTTAAATTGGGGCCTTCAAGCTGGATTGGGAATTCTGGCCGCAAAACAATTGGCATCGGATTTAAATAAATTTTTAAGCCCATACAATCCACCAGAATCTGATGATAGATATTCTCCAAGTGATAGTCCAATTGCGCAGTTAATTCAACCAGAACCAGGTTTAAAAACTCCAAGAAAATCAAGAGTCAAGGAATTTGGTCAAGCATCTGGACAAGTTATTTCCCCTTCTTGATATTTGTGATATAATATAATATGACTGTGAATTTATTTAAACAATTTAAACATAATTTAATCGAATCTAATGTTACCTTATCTGAAGTTCAGAAAGAAGGTAAGAGATTCTATAGCACTCCAGATGGTGAATTTCCTAGTGTAACTACTGTTGTTGGTTACGGCAAACAACAGTTTTTTGCTGAATGGAGACGAAAGAATCCTGATGAAAGCCGTAGAGTAACATCACGTGGAACAAAGTTTCATAGTATTATAGAAACTTACATTCGAAACGAGCCTTTGGATATGGAAAATATGTTTCCAAACTTCAAGGCTCTTTTTAATTTAATAAAACCTGCTCTTGACAATATAGACAACATAGCAGCAATAGAAACTCCACTGTGGTCAAAGATTCTTGGTCTGGCAGGAAGAACAGATTGCATTGCTGAATACAACGGTAAACTTTCTATTATTGACTTCAAGGCGAGCACTAAAGAAAAACGCAAGCAAGATATTGAAAATTATTTTTTACAGGCAACAGCCTATGCTTTAATGTATCAAGAGAGAACTGGCGTCATAATAGAAAATTTTGTAATACTGATTGCATGTGAAGATGGATTATTTCAGGTATTTGAAGACAATCCCATTAAGTATGTAAAGAAGTTAAAAAAGGCAATCAATCATTATAGGGAAGAAAATGGAATACATTAATATAAAAACACCACAAGAAGAAGTGAACCGCAAGGGATCCAGATGGTGGATCAAGATGAATGACAACTCCAAAGCAAAAGCATGTAGAGAAGATTTTGTCAAAACATATGGTGGGTTCTTTAAGCAAGAATCAAAAATTTGGATTTGGGTTTCTCCAGTTGTTGAACAAAATGGTTATTGGTTAAAAAACATTCATACAAATGAAAAGGTATTTTTTACCAGTATGGGTGAGTTTGGAAGACAACATGGACTCACTTCAGTTAAAATTTGTGAATTATTAAATGGTAAAAGAAAGACATACAAGGGGTGGACGGCTTCCGAGGTCCGTGCAGTCAAAGAAACTACCGGACAGCATATAAAGGCAAAGGAACCCAAAAAGAAGAAGATAATGGTTCCCAAGATAGTCACCTTTCAGAATACTGATACTGGTGAAGTTATTATTGTAACCAATATAAAGCAATTTGCCAAACAACATGGTATTTTTCCTGCAAATTTGTATAAATTAGTGAATGGAAAAGCCAAAAGTGTTAAAAACTTTAAATTACACACTCCTCTGTCCTGATTTGCGTGCTTCTTTTGGTTCATAAATATTTTAAATGAACTTCAAGACCTTATTGCAAATTATTAACGAAGAGTCCCGAGAGCGTGCCGATTCATTTAGAACTACGGGCGAGGCTGTTTCCAAGGAAAAGGCCACAGATAAAGCCGGGGACTATAAAGCCAAGGATGCTGCTCGTAAGCGTGAAGAACGCTCCAGACAAATTCCTAGAGATCGAAAATCCAAAACAGAACTTCTTAAGGATGTTGTCATTGTAAAAACAAAGTCCGGTAGAGTTCAGATTATTTTCAAAGATTCATTTAACAAAGAACAACATGAAGATTTGACAAAATCCGGTGCTATCACTTTTGAAGAAGCTAAAAAGATTGCTGGCGATCCTAACTTTGAACAAACCCGTGCATCTAAACTTCTTTTGGGCAATATGAAGGAAAAACCAAAAGGAGAAAAGAAAGAAAAGGCACCTGAAGCTGAACAAGAAGAGAAGCCCCGCAGACTTTCAAAGAAAGAAATGTTTACTGCGATGACTCAAATGTCCGCAGAGCAATTGGCTGCATTGCCCCCAGAGGCAAGAGAAGAATACTTTAAGTCTCAAAGAAATCCACCAACAAATAAAGAATACGATAACAATAGCTTCGAAGGATTGAGTATTCAATTTGGTATTAGTCCAATCTCTTCTTTGCCTTTCAATCAACAAGTACTAAATGCTATCTTGTTCTTGAGTAAATTGAAGGTCGGAGCAGGTCAACAAGAGATGCAAACTTTTGCTACACTAAATCCTGGTTCAACAGACTTTACAAAAAGAGCATATCTTCAGGCTAATAAAATTCTTTCACAAATTGGCGACGAATGTCTTACTAACCTTATTTCTGCAACTGAAAGCGGAAACAAACAAATGTATTCCGAAGGCTCAGTTGACATGAAGTGTGGTGAATATAGATTTAAGATTGAAGCTGGTGGCGAGTTCAGCGTATCAACAGATAAACTAAATCAAAGCAATAAGCTATTCAAAGGTATTCTAGCAAATTCAATCAATGCAGCGCTATCAGACCCAAGAATAATGGAATCTGATCCCGGTATTAAGAAGATGCTTGCTAATATCAGTTGCAAAATACTCCAGTTATACTTGGTGATGGATCTGAATCTGGAACCATTCTTGATGCAGAAGGAAATCTAAATCCGGCAGCATCATTGGAAAACTTGAACAATATTGTTCAAAAAGCCAGTAAAGGAATCTTTAAGAAGGATATGGACACTGGAAAATCGGCAGTTGGAAATTATATTGCCTCTTCCATACTTCGATCATATTTAAGAGGCGATGGGCTCAAGGATCCAAAAGAACAACCCAATCATTTGGTAACAGCCAACGGAGTTTTTGCACTTTCTGATGACTATATTCAAGAGATTTCCAACAATGCAGTTCTTAATGCAAAACCTTCTGAGACACCATTGGACGGTGATAATATTTCAAACTTCAAAGGAAAGTCTGTTGAACAATTAAAAAAATGGCGTTCTATCATTGAAGCAAAAGAAGAAAAAGGTAAAGAAAAGACTCCTTCATTAAAAGAATTGATGATAGACATCAATACACTAAATCCAATGGAGATTGCTTCAAATTATCTGCAAGCAAATATGGATTTTTCTTTTGATGCCAGCTTGATTCCAGGATTTAAACCCGATGATCTAAATGCTGTAGAATACAACTATGTTCGTATTGGCAACAAGGTTACCAAAATACCAGTAACCCGTGCAGATAAACTTTCAAATCAACTATTGGGTGAAACATATTTGTTCTTGAACAGTATGTTGGTAGAATCTTTGTCCAATAATTTTGTTCTTTCATCTTTGGTAAAAGTAAACTTATTGACTTCTTATGAAGCTGATATCCTTGAGCAATCCACTATGCTTACAGAAAGCGATACCAATCCGCTCAAAGAGATGCTGGATAAGGTCATCGAAAGAGCTACTGCCGTTCCTTTCAAAATATCTCTTCTTGAACAAATTCTTGAAGAATACAAGAGAGATTACAAAATGGAATACCGTAACTACCACGGAAAACCAAAACAAAAGAAAGAACGTGCAGCTAGAACTCGTGCCAGAGAACTTATGATTAAAAAAGGTCGCGCCAAAAAAGGCGATGGAAAAGACATTGACCATAAAAAGCCCTTGAGATCTGGTGGTTCAAACAGCATAAATAACTTGCGCAAGCGTGGTAAGTCTGACAATAGATCAGACAATGGTCATCATAAAGGTGAGAAACAAAGCAAGGATTGGAAATGAGTAAGGCTAAGAAACTTGTAGAAAATATTTTTGAGAATTCTAAGTATTCTCATTTATATAAAAAAGACTCAAATAATAATACTAAAACACAAAATTTTCATTCTAATAATAAAAAATTAAGTAAATGGAATGTTGTGTCTGAATGCTTTGTAAGCAAAATAATGAAATCTTTGAATGAACACACCTATAATCCCAATCTTTATGGCCTAATGGACATAGAGAAGGATAAAAAAATAGATAAATAAGAGGAAGCCATGAAATTTAAACAATTACTCACAAAAATTCAATCCCTACAAGAAAACGCCCCTGAGGAAACAGAAGGTGGTGGTCTTTTCATTGGTGATCCCCAAGGAAAGAAGGGTCCAAGTGCCCTAACCAACAAGGGAACATTCAATCTCAAACTTCCTCGTTCTTTGGATGCAATAAATGCAATGCTCCAAGGCTTCTCTTCCAAGGATTATATCGATCCTGATGAAGTAGTAGCAATCATCAAACAGAAGTTGAACCACTTTGGCTTTGACTTTGAGATGAAAAACAGCCTTCAAGACGGTGAAAATGTCTTCCAACTTGTTCAATATGGAAGCCCTCAACTCGGAGTCTATGGTCAAAATCCATATGATGATGTTAATGAAAAGGGATTCAAGCAAGGTGATGGCATCAAGGAAAAATTAGGTTACTCTCTTGACATGGTTGTAAATGTACAAAAGGGTTCCAACATGCTTCGTAAGATAAACGTGATGATCGTCCCCGCTATGGACGGCAGTATAAGAGATGTTGATAATGGTACAGACCCAGGTTGCGGTTGCCAACACTAATAATGTAATGAATTCAAAACAATCCTTGACAGAAGATAATTTTTTGGACTTCTGCAAGGATTGTTATTTCAATCCTGAGTGTTCAGGCAAGAATGAATTTATTGATGATTTGAAGCGCATTAAGTACATAAAAAGACTTATACAGAAGATTCACAAACAGAAAACCTTGAAATCTATTCGGGAAAGACTGATTCTAAACCATCTTATAATTTTAAGAAATGTGTTCGGGGAAGAAAAATCAGCTAGAATTTTGTTTTTTAGACTTGAGCCAAGACTTCATTCTTATTTGAAGTCTTTTTTGGTTTATTTGGAATTTAATATT